AACGAACGCAAGGCAATCGAGCAAGATGCGGCCATTGAAACAGCCAAGATTAAAAAAGACCTAAATCAAAAGGACATTGAAGACCGTAAGATGGTTAACGATGCCTATATGAATTTAGCGCAGCAATCGCTATCGGCACTAACCTCACTTTCTGAATTGTTTGCAGGCGATAACGAAGCCCGCCAGCGCAAGGCATTCCAGCTGAACAAGGCCCTGCAAATTGCCGATGCCACGATGGCCACTTACACGGCAGTTGTTGGGGCGTTGGGCGCAAAGGGAGCCGATGGCTTGTTGCCGTTCCCTGTACGAGTTGCGAACGCTGTTGCCGCTGGTGTAATCGGCGCAGCAAACGTAGCAAAGATTGCGGCTACCAAGTTCGACGGGGCAGAAGGCCCAAGTCCAGACACCTCGTATTCGCCCCAGTCCGCAGGAGCGTCCTCTACGCCTCAATTTAACGTTGTTGGGCGTGGTGGTATTAACCAGTTAGCCGAATCCGTAAATTCCGCCAATAGCCGTCCAATACGTGCTTACGTGGTAGCGGGAGAGGTTACTTCACAACAGAGCTTAAATCGTCGTAGAGCAAGAACAGCAACATTCGGATAATGAAAGTAATTGAATTAGTTTTAGAGGACACGGAAGGGCTTAATGGTATTAATGCCATAAGCATCGTTGAGCATCCCGCTATTGAGGAGAACTTTATTACGTTGTCGAAAGAACACGAGGTACAGTTCGCCAAGCAGGACGAGGAAAAGCGAATCCTTATGGGCGCAGCTTTGATTCCTAACAAGACCATCTACCGCAACCAAGGCGGGGAAGAGTTTTACGTTTACTTCTCAAAGGAGACGGTACGCAAGGCATCCGAACTATTCCTTATGCGTGGCTACCAAGGCAACACAACACTTGAACACGCAGCGGAGCTTAATGGCTTGTCGGTTGTTGAATCGTGGATTATTGAAGACCCCAAAAAGGACAAGACGGCTATCTATGGAATGGAGTTGCCCGAAGGAACTTGGATGGTCTCAATGAAGGTAAATAACGAGGACGTTTGGGAGAACTACGTTAAAACAGGCCGTGTAAAGGGCTTCTCAATAGAGGGCTACTTTGTTGACAAGCTGCAAATGGAATCCCACTTGGAACGCATCGAGGAAGAAGAAGCCGAGTTCCTGCTTTCTAACATTATTGCCAAAATCAAAAAGGATGGCCGCCTAAAAAGCAAGAAGCGAATCGAAATGGAATCCTATTCGGACTATCCAGAGGCAGTTCGCAACAACGCAAAGCGTGGCATTGAGCTAAACGAGAAAGGCGGTAACAAATGCGCTACGCAAGTCGGAAAGATACGAGCGCAACAACTCGCAGACGGTAAGCCCATAAGCGTAGAAACAATTAGCCGTATGTACTCGTACCTATCAAGAGCCGAAACATACTATGACGAAGGCGATACCGAAGCGTGTGGTACTATTAGCTACTTGCTATGGGGCGGACTTGCCGCAAAGCGTTGGTCTGAATCTAAATTAAAAGAACTCGGTAAATTATGAAAGAGACACCATCCCGCACTTCACCCAAGAACGGTAAGCGTGGCTGCCTTTGTAAAAATAACACCTACTCGTCCAAATGCTGCGATGGTTCACTCCGAGCGCAAGGAGTAGGGCCAGTGAACAAAGCCCCGAATTTGTAACAATCCAATAACCATTTAATTAGTTGAATTATGAAGGCAAGTGAAATTTTCACCAAGTTCTTTGCGGAGCTATCCGCAGTAGAAGAAGAAGTTAAGTTGGCGCAAGCCAAACTTGACAACGGCACTGTCCTTGAAGCCGAAGCTTTTGAAGCTGGCCAACCCATCTTTATCGTTAGCGAAGAAGACCGCATCGCAGTTCCAGTAGGAGAATACCTGATGGAAGACGGACGTGTTCTTGTTGTTACCGAAGAAGGTATTGTTGGCGAAATCAAAGAAGCAGCAGCCGAGGAGGAGACACCAGAGGTAGAAGTAGAGGTAGAAGCCGCTATGGAGCCGTCTGTTGAAGACAAGATTAAGGAGGTAGTAATGCCCCTAATCGAAGAAATGAAGGCGGAGTTGTCCGCTATGCGTGAGGAAATGGGTGCATACAAGAAGAAGCAAGAAATGTCTTCTGACGTACCAGCCGCTTCCCCTATTAAACATAACCCAGAAGGAAAGACGAAAGAGGTTGTAAATCTGTCGCAGAATGCGCCAGAGTCAGCCCTTGACCGAGTTCTTGCACGACTAAACAAATAAACCAAAATAACAAATGCCCACAACTACTTCAATCACCACGACGTATGCTGGCGAGTTCGCTGGTAAATACGTTGCTGCCGCTCTGTTGAGCGCACCTACCTTGGACAAAGGCCTCATCGAGGTTATGCCCAACGTATTGTACAAATCCGTTATCCAAAAGGTTAACACGGACGACATCTTGAAGGACGCTACTTGCGACTTCGACCCTACGTCTACCGTTACCTTGACCGAGCGTATCTTGACCTTGGAAGAGTTCCAAGTTAACTTGCAAATGTGCAAAAAGGACTTCGAGCAAACTTGGCAAGCCGTTGAGATGGGCTATTCTGCATTCAAGAATATCCCTGCTTCTTTCACCGACTTTTTGATTGCTTACGCTGCCGAGCGTGTTTCTGCTCGTATCGAGCAAAACATCTGGGCTGGTGTTAACGCATCTTCTGGCCAGTTCGCAGGTTTCCAAACTTTGTTTGCCGCTGATGGAGACGTTGTAGACGTAACCGGTACTACCGTTACCGCTTCTAACGTAATTGCTGAAATGGGCAAGGTTGTAGACGCTATCCCTGCCGCTTTGTACGGCAAGCCAGACGTTTACTTGTACGTTTCTCAAAACGTAGCCAAGGCCTATGTACGTGCTTTGGGTGGCTTCGCCGCTTCTGGAGTAGGTGCTAACGGTTTGGACAACAAGGGTACTATGTGGTACGGCGACCAGCCCCTGTTCTTCGACGGAATCCCCGTCGTGTTGGCAGAAGGTTTGTCCTCTAACCGTATGGTTGCCGCTCAAAAGAGCAACTTGTTCTTTGGAACCGGCTTGTTGAGCGACAAGAACGAAGTTCGTTTGATTGATATGGCGGACATTGACGGAAGTCAAAATTTCCGCTTGGTTATGCGTATGAGCGCAGGCATCCAGTACGGTATCGGTTCCGACATCGTTTACTACGCCTAATCGTTTCTAAATTCCTTGAAGGGGGTGGTGGTGTAATAACGCCCCACCCCTTTCTTTTTTAACTTACTTAAATACAAACAAAATGGCTTGTGCTTTATCCCTCGGCCGTATCGAACCCTGCAAGGACGTTGTAGGTGGTTTGAATGCGGTTTACTTTTTGAACTACGCAAACCTTACGGTGACTTATGATGCCACCAACACGGATGCTATTGACGTTCTCGGAAGCGGATTGACCGCTTACAAATACGAATTGAAAGGAACTTCCTCTTTCGAGCAGGCAATCACTTCAAGCCGTGACAACGGAACTACGTTCTTCGACCAGACCTTGAATTTGACCTTGCACAAGTTGAGCAAGCAGTCACACAAGGAAATCAAGTTGATGGCCTATGGTCGTCCGATTGTAATTGTTGAAGACCGCAATGGCAACTTCTTCGTTGCTGGTTTGGAACACGGTTGCGAGGTTACTGGTGGTACTATCGTTACTGGTGCTGCTATGGGCGATATGAGCGGTTATACCTTGGTATTGAACGGACAAGAGCCAGTTCCTGCTAACTTCTTGGACGGTACTTTGTCTGCTGCTGGTATTTCAACTATCGTTGTTGGTTCTGACTTTTAATTATCTTTGACGTATGAATAAGCCGTTAGAGATTATTAACCGTATGCGGAAGGTTGAGTTGTCCGTTATTGACGACCTCAATTCTGCCATTTCCTCCATTGGGCCTTTAAATTCAGAATACGAAGTTATTATTCGCAACACAGATAGTTTTTTGAAACAAGCTCGTACTCTAACTGGGGCTTATGAACTGGTTACGACGCAAGCGGCGAAGGCCTTAAAGGGATATCAGAACGTCTTATCTGAACTAACCAAAGCCCAGCGAAAGTACGTTGCGCAGGCAAAGGAGTTAGGTATTGACGCAAAGAAAACGCCAGAATACAACAAGTCGCAGCAACAATCGTTCTTTCTTGAAGTTAAAATTGAGTTTTTAAAAAACAAATTGGAGAACGAGCTGAAATCTGCAATTCCTAATTTGTAATTTGAAAGAACTTTCAGAAAGGCCACCTTCGGGTGGCTTTTTTGTTTGTAAGAAAAACAAAACGACTGCCTTGGGTTAATTAAAAGATGAACATCCTAACAACAAGCGCATCGTCTCAAAACCTCGTTATCATTCCGAGGTCGTTTCCTGCTTCGGTGGTTGTCAAGTTAACCAACGAGTCAACGAACACCACGCAACAGCAGACAAGAACCCCAACCTCCGCAAATGGCTATATGACCATCGCAGCGGCTTGGACTTTGGAGGAGGCCAACTTCTATTTGTTGGAAGTATTTAGCGGCTCTAACTTAATCTACCGAGGTCGTGTATTTTGCACCAACCAAACGAACTTTGAAAAGTACACCGTTAACTCTGGCGTGTACACGCAGGAGACCGCTGGGGATAATACATTTGTAATTATATGAGCAACATTCGATTCGTAGCAATGAACTCCTACGTTAAGCCCGAAATTAAAGAGGTGGCTAACAAGGGATGGGTAGAGTATGGAGACGACAACAACTACTTCCAGTATTTGATTGACCGCTACAACGGAAGCCCGACCAATAACGCTATTATTAATGGCATTATTGATATGGTGTACGGCAAGGGCCTTGGAGCAACAAACGCCGCCCAAAAGCCCGACGAGTACGCAATGATGATGAGCTTATTTTCCAAGCAGACCGTTTCACGTGTTTGCTCGGATTTTAAGATGATGGGTAACGCAGCTATGCAGGTTATCTACAACCAAGACCATTCCAAGATTGTAAAGGTCGAGCATATCCCCGTTGAGACGCTACGTGCCGAACGTGCCAATGAGAAGGGCGATATTCCTGCTTACTACTACGCAAAGAGCTGGGATGCTGTAAAGGCACGCAAAGAGGAACCAGTACGCATTGATGCGTTTGGAATGTCAAACAATGGCATCGAAATACTTTACATCAAGCCCTACAAAGCAGGATATTACTACTACGCACCAACCGACTACCAAGGTTCCTTGCCTTACGCCGACTTGGAAGAGGAAGTAGCCAATTACCATATTAACAATATCAAGAACGGCCTTGCGCCTTCGATGCTGGTTAACTTCAATAACGGAATCCCAACCGAAGAAGACCAGACGCTAATCGAGCGCAGGATTGCAGACAAGTTCTCTGGTAGCTCGAATGCGGGTCGGTTTATCTTGGCCTTTAACGACAACAAGGAACTCGCAGCAACAATCGAACCCGTACAACTATCGGACGCAAGCGACCAGTACCAGTTCTTGTCTACGGAATGCACCCAAAAGATTATGGTAGGCCACAGGGTGACTTCTCCGATGCTTTTGGGCATCAAGGATAACTCTGGACTCGGTAACAACGCAGAGGAGCTTAAAACGGCTTCTATTCTGTTTGATAATATCGTTATCCGTCCTTTGCAGGAAATGATTTTGGATGCCATCGAGCAAATCCTTTCATTTAACCAAGCAACTCTAAATATCT